CTATTCCTCCTTTTCTAAATTTCCATCGTAATAAGTTTGAGCCAGTGAAATATACTTGCGTTTCTGCTTGTGTTCACTGTGAGACAATTCGTTTTGTTCCGCTTGACTTTTGTCCCAAATTTGTAGTTCCCAGGGAAAAAACTTATTCTTCCCATTCTTAAAATATAAATGCAGACCTCTGTAGGGTCCATCTTCCCTTAAAAGTAGTTTCACAACACCTTTCAAATCATTATCACTCATTAAACGTTCGTAAAGGCTATCTAAGTCGGATACTAATATTCTAAATCCGAGAAAATCATTCAAGCATTTATTTAAAGGAACCCCACCATACTCATGGTTAGCAGTCATATAATAAAGTATTTTTTCACTAATGGATTCACCTTGTTTTATGCGGTACCTGACACTAGGAAAATTAATTTGTACATCTAAAAAACTACTCACACCAGCATTTAAAGCAATTTTGTACTTATTTATTAGAATAAGAAAATCGCGATTAATACCTGTCTCATCCACTACCGACCTAACACTTTTCTTTAAATTATAATTTAAAAAATCTTCTATCCCAAGAGAAAAAACTTTATGCAGATTATTGATTTCACGTATGAGATTATTAACTTCTGAGTATGAATCGGTCTCCTGCTCCAATTTTATTCTCCACTAAATATAAAAATTCACAAGTAGCACATCTGTCACCTGCGTTTTATGTTCTATAAATACAATATCTTACTTATACAAGGATTATAACCTTTTTATTAGATCCTGTCAACACTAAAAAGACCAATCGATTATGATATCACACCTTTTCATACAAACCGTATCGATTTTCAAAAAGTAATATTTGAGAAAGTTTTCTGTAAAATTCACCCCTATTCTAAACAAAAAACACCCGCCGAAGCGGGTAAATTAATTAATAATCCTTATCTCAAAAAGCCGATTACTAAACCTATAACGAGCAAACCTAGAAAGCCATTGACCAAATGTAACCCAACAAGCTTTTTAGACTGCCCTGAATAAACAGCCATGACAAACGTAGCTACTCCATAAACACCCAGCCAAAGTAATAAAGAACCTTGAAGCGAGGTCATCAACCAGCCATCATTGTCATTTTTGGCAAACCAACACACGATCTGATAAGCAGCGGATGATAGTAGGATACCGCCAATAATTGTACCACCAAACGTGAATATCATATCACCAGTTGTCATTGTCTGATTTTCCATCTTTACTTCCATACCAGATTCTTTAGCCCAGAACTTACCCCATCTATGGATAGGGTTATACAAAAGGCTTTCTACAATAATCCATGCTACCGTTCCAAAAAGGGTTACTTGCCAATTAAACATATTTTCTCCTAAATAAATTTTACAGTCGAATTATAGCATAATTTAGACACAAAAAAAAGCCCTGACCGAAGTCAGGGTTGATTTTAATAATTTAAAGTTTGACCAGCATAAATCAAATTAGGATTTGAGATGCCATTCATTGAAACTAGACTTTGAACCGTTGTTCCTAAACGACTGGCAATTGATGATAGATTATCGCCAGAACGTACGGTGTAAGTTCGTGCTGTAGCCGGAGATTGACCGCCTGTGAAGCGAATAACCTGACCAGTGTAAATCATGTTCGGATTAGATAAACTGTTCTGACGTGCTAATTCTTGCCAGTTTGTCCCCCAGTTTGAAGCAATACCGCTCAAAGTATCGCCTGATTGAACGATGTAAGTTTGAGTGTTTCCAGTTGAGTTACTTCCGCCTGTATCCAATGCTTGAACATCACTTGCTGATACCCAGCTCATAATATTATCAAGCAAGACTTTATTGCCTGATTTTTGAAGCACTTTATATGAGTTTTCCTTAACCCAATTAGGGATTGCTTGTCCTGTTGAGTAATTTGTGGCGCTGAACTTGATTGTTACAGTCATTCCTTCTTGGATTTCACTCGGTGTCACTTCGTTGGCATCTTTACCGTCATAAGTGGCTGGTGTGTCGGTATCAGGTTTAGTTGCGTTTCCATCCTCATAACCTTTATCAGTGATTCCAGTTAAATCTACATTTCCATCAAGTCCACCAGCAACATAAGTTGATGTGAATTGGAATACCGAAATTCCGTCCATACTTGGGAAAAAGCTATAGTTAGGAACTGGAGTCACTTCATAATTCGGATACTCCGCAATCCAAAGTGAGTTAGGAAACTCTTTTATGATTCTCTTATAGTCTACATGCTTCAACGTGTAAGGCTTGTAAGAATAATACATTGGAGTATAACCCGCAGCTTTAACACGCCGCATTCCATAAAGAATAGCATCCGTATTTGTTTGGATTTCCCAAGGTGTACTTGCATAAATTGGTTTTCCAGTACTGTCGTATCCTGTCAGGATTGATGCCGCAGCTCCGCTTTCATAATCCAAAGCTACAATAGAATTTTTAGGAGTTTGAATTCTTGGCAAATAACGGTCAAGTGCTGCTTTTGCTATTGCTTGCGAATTTCCGACTTCAAAATAAATATAAGTGTGCGCTCGTTTACCTTGAGCAATGGCAGAGGTAACTTGTGTTGAATAAGGCGCTTGGTCCGCAAATGAACCGTGATAAGTTCCACCAATTTGAACAATCGCAAACTTATCATGGTCATAACCAAAGTTCCCATAATCTCCATTATATTTTGACCAATCTACCCCTTGGTCACCAACTGCCGCAAATACAGGACCACTTGCTGCGACAATAAAGAAAGCTACCATACCAATGGCAGCTTTTTTAATTATTTTTTTCATTTGTTTTCCTCTGAACTTTCATTTTCAATAACATCTGTTTTGCTATTCTTAGACTTCAAATAATTCACCAATTCTTGAAACATCGGATTTATTTGGCAAATCAATTGAATCATTCGTGCGCCAAAGAAAGCAAGTGAACCATTAATAATCCAATTTACTTCATTTTCATAAGCTCTTGAGCTTGAAAAGTGCCAAAACTCAAATACAATCCAAAATAAAGCAATTGTTGTTAAATCGATAATGATTCTTTTTCTTAAAGGTGGGTCCATTTTTTCTCCATCTTTTAACCATGTCAGTCCTAAAATAATTAAGATTAGTCCTGAAACACCCAATAATTGATACTCCAATTTATATTTTCCTTTCATTTGATAAAACCCATTTTATGTGGGTACTTCTTATGCTGCAACTGGCCATGGGTCATTAGTAAAGTAACTTCTTACCCCTCGGAAATAACTATTGACTAGAACTGTTTCTCCCATATAGTTTATTTTTCCGTCAGGGTTAAAGTAGTAGTAAGTATCTAAGTGACGCCCTTGAACAAGAGGGTCAACTGATTCTGCTTCAACCGGACGATATCCTAATGGAATCATTTCAGTTGGATTCGCCCCACTTCCAAGCTGAGTTGTATTAGAACCTTTAAATGTAATCGTTACAAGATTTCCAACACGCTTAGCAGTCACTGATAGACCATAGCCAATTGCAAATGAAGTGGAAATATAAGGTTGAGTTATTGCACCAGTAACCTCTATATCTTTGACAGTTGCTTTGCCATTTTCATCAGCCATGACAGTTTTTGACCAATTGCTCCATGTTGCTGGACTTCCTGAAATAGAACGACTGTATGTCCAAGTAGTATCTTGTTTTGGCGAGTAAACTGTTAACTCTTGAAGTGAACCTATGACAATCAAAAATGCATAAACTCTAATTCCATTAACTTCAGATGGAGTATTCAAAACATCCGTTCCACCAACAAGTCCCCCAATTCGATAGTAACCCGCTCCCCTTATATCATTTAAATCTGTTCCAGTTGAGATGTTGCCCGCATTATGGACTGAATTATTTATTTGATTTTGTAAGTTTCCTGCCGCATCTTCTGAAAGTTGACCTTTTATATTTTCAAACCAATCTGAAAATACTACTCCATTCGCTTCTAGCTCTGATTTAAATTGTGCCAATAAATCACCAGTTTTTATAGATTCATAAGGGCTAGAATAGCCACAAACTTTAGTATCAGCACGAGTATCCGTAATATTTGATTGAGCAATACTTGATGCATTGGCTGGAACAACTATCGTTGCAATTTGTAATTCATAAACATCTGCAGTTTGGGTAACTTGTGTGCTATTTGTTTTATAAATAACATCTCCTGAACGAGAGGAGTTGTTCCACTGAACAACAAGTGAATCTGTTCTTGATTGTGATGTAAGAGGTGCTGGAATTTGGAAAGATTTTGGGGCAGTATTCATAATCTGCCCTCCTTTAATAATTGCCACTCCTGAACCTACATTAATATTTAAAGAGGGTGTATCTGTTTGAACAACTTGAAAACCCGTGTACCCTGGTAATCCAGTATTTGGAACAATTCCTGTGCTAAAAATATTAGCATAAAACTGCATCCAATCTGCTGGTCCATAAGCCCTATCTCCATTTGCTGATACAAAGGGGAATGCCCATACTGCCATAATTATTACCTACTTTCTTGTTAATTTTTTTATTAATGAAACTCTATCCTTATCAAAAGTCGGATCTAAATGATATCCACCTTCCGCATCCCAAGTTTCTTGCATTGATGTTAAAACTGACGATTTTGTAATACCAAATCTTTGGCTAGTTACTCGAACTGTGTCTCCAACTTCATAATCTTTTCCATATTGAAAATTAAGGTTATTAAAATTAATTTCACCACTTAGCTGGATGACTTCAACACGCTCTGCTAAGGATTGCTGTCCTCGTTGCGTGAGTTGTGCCTTATAGTCTGCATCTGATAGATTTACTGTTGCTCCATTACCATTTGTAGAACTTTGTTGTAAATCACGAGCATCTACATATAATTCACGACGTTCAATACCTGTAAAGCCGTCTCCAATTAAGACATTTTTTCGAGCAGTTCCTTCTCCTTCACCAAAAACATAAGCAGTTGTTGATAAATCTGAATTATCCCTAACAATATTCTCTGTTTTAAGTCCTTCATCACTTAAACTAAATTCAATACCCCCGTCACCACTCAAATCTCGCCCTTTATAGAGCTGAATTTGAGCAGCCGGATTTTCTAAATTTGTTGCCAACTCTCGGATGCAAATTTGATTACTATCTGCCAGTGAGGAAATTTCTTCACTAACTTTTCCATAACTATTTTGATAATTAAGTGCAGTAGTTTGTAAATCATCTGGTTGTTGAATTGAGAGAAAATTAAAAGAGCGAGATGCTCCCGCTCCTGTAACAACGTGGTTATTGATGAGATCATAAATAATCTGCTCTGGCTTTTTATTAAGTACCGAATAGGTAGATTTAATAATTCTATCTTTTGCCTTACCCAATAAACTTTTTCCAGTTATTGTAATTAGATTTGACTGAGAACTATCAAATTTAACTACATCTATATAAAAATAACAGTCCTTAATCGAAAGAATGTTTTCCTCAATAAAATAAGGAAGATATGTTGGAATAAGTGGCATCGTTAATTGAAAAGTGTTGAAAGAGTAGGCGTTCCAAACAACAATACAACTTTTAAAAGTATCTAGTATTCCTCTTGACAGATATTTAAAACCAGATTGACGTTCAAAAATCTCAATAGATAAATCGTTTTGCACTTTACACCCCCACTAATAACGGATTATATTTCATATCCGCTATCATATTTTCAATGCCATCATCTGCTTCTAATTTAAAATAATTAGTAGCTTGATTATCAATCTGAAGAAATGTTGAGCCTAGTTTACGCATTGAAAAGCCATTTTCACCATTTATAAGGACCTGTTTTTTCCCATGATTTGTATTAATATAAATAACATCACCGGCCTTAAAAGTATGGTTGAAAGAAAAAAACTCTTGAGAGTAAAGATTAATAAATCGGGGATTGACAACTTCCGCTACACATTTAATATTAATTTCCATTCCAATGGCGACATCCCCTTGATTGGTAATTTCTATTTCCTTTCCTGAATCTACTGTCGCAAACTCATAATCAGGAGTAATAATCAATGGCCATACGAAAAGATTTGTTGTCTGTCCTAATTGTACTGTGTAATCAATATTAGAAACATCTCTCCAGTACGGGTCTAGTGCCCTTAATTGAATTGTACCTTTTTGATATTTTGGATCAAAACCTTTCAGAACTTCTACATCAATTTCATAAGCAGTATTAAGAACTTCCCATTTGAGAGTACCTAACAATTTAGGATTAAAAGCAGACATCAAGTTATGCTTAAAACTCTCTCTTTCTTCAAATGATGTTCCCTGTACCAAAACCTCTATTTCTAAGTCACGATAAGATAAAGAAGAATGTATCTTTTGTTCTCCATCCATTCCGAATACTTTTTCACTACTAATATTATTTTCTGGTAAACCAAATCCTGAGTAATCCATTAAACGAAAAGGGGCAAAAGGCCCCATTATAATTGTATTTCCATTGACATTGGTATAAGTCATTTTAACTTTAGCCATAATTCCCCTTTCCTATCCTATTTGATAACCTAGTTCTTGAAGACCATTCAAGGTCTGGCGCTTAAGTTCTCTTTCGCTTGGATTCTCTTGAACGTAAATCGTTTGTTGAATAGTTGCTGATTTTGTTGTTGTAGAACTTGAAACACTTGCTCCAGAGGATCTACCCATTATTGCAGTTGCTTTTGAAATTCCCCCGCTTCTTCCGATGTTTAAAGCAGTTTCGGGTGTAACAGTTGCCATCATCTTTTGATTCAAATCTGCAAGTGCTCTAGTTGCATCACTAGCATTTGCAGTGATACCAACAGCAATCCCAGAAGGGATGAACTGACCGACTTCATCTCTAAATTTGCGAGATGGAGAATGAATTCCTAGAAAACTTTTAACTTTATCTACAGCACCTTTTGCCATATCTTTTACTGACTCTGCTAGCCTTCCTGCTGCTCCTGAAACTCCCTGGATAATTCCATCCACAAGGTTAGAACCAATAGAACCTAAATCACCAAAAGCACCAGAAATCTTTCCTGGAATGCTTGTGAAGAAGCCAGAAATTGAACTCCAAATTTGTCCTGCTTTTTGGACTAAAGCATTAATCAATCCTTGAATAAGTTGTCCACCGGCACTAGCTAAACTTCCCATTAATTGAAGAACACCTCTTACAAGAGCCGAAATTAACTGGACACCAGCACTCAATAGCGTTGGGACAAGTTTAATAATTGCTCCTAGCAAAGCAGCCATCAATTGACCGATAGCTGAAAGAATAGCTGGAAGATTTTTGATTAAACCTGAGACAAGAGCACCAATAATTTGAATACCTGCACTCAGAATTGTTGGTAGTAAAGTTACTATTGCATTAAGTAAGGCTGTAATGAGTTGCACAATCGCTGAAATGATTTGTGGAAGCGCCGAAATCAGACCATTAATTAAAGCCATTAATATTTGAATCCCTGCATTAATAACTAAAGGAATTAATGGAATAATCGCATTTATCAAAGCATTTATGATTTGTAAAGCCGCAGAAATAAGTGTTGGTAATACCTGAATGATCCCTGTAATCAATCCGTTCAGAATGGTTACACCAGCCGTAACCAAGAGTGGGAGAACAGCAATTATTGCTTGAAGTAATCCATTGATTAATTGTGTTGCAGCATTAATTAATAATGGAAGTGCATTTACAAGACCAGATATTAAACCATTCAATAGGGTTATCCCACCAGTAATAAGCAATGGCAAAGCTGTTGTTATTGCATTGGTTAATCCCGTAATAACTGTAGTCATCGCCGTTACTAATAAAGGAATTGCAGTTACAAGCCCTGAAACTAGACCATTTAATAATTGGATTCCACCTTGAATAATCAGTGGTAGAGCACCGAGTAGTGCATTCAGCAAAACCGTAATCACTTGTGTAATCACTTGAGTAACAATAGGAATTGCTGTAGTCAAGCCTTGAACCAAACTGTTTATTGCTTGCGTTCCAACAGATATAATCTGCGGTAGTGCTGCCAGTATTCCATTGATTAGACTAATAATCAAATTTGTTCCCACCTGGATAAATTGTGGCAATAGTTGTCCAACCATATTAATCATGCCAACAATATTATCGACTACTGATTGAATGGCTCCATTTACACTCCCTGTTTGAATAAAGGCAGTGATGAATTTGGCAACTAATCCAATGACAATTCCTATCGGTCCAGATACACCTAAAAATGCAACTGCAATGGAAGTTAAAACTCCAACAACTGCCATAGCGCTGACATGGAAATTACCAATTGCTGAACCCGCACTTTTGAAAAGATTTCCTAAAAAAGAAATAGCAGTACTAACTGCACCGCTAATAAAACTTACAAAAGGTCGCATTGCTTGGATAGCTTCTGTTACAAAACCTTTGAAGCTTCCCCAAGCATTTGACATACCTGGTAAAAAAGTTCCAGTAAACCATTGAACTACAGCAGTTACAGCTTTTGAGGTATATTGTTCAAAAGCTTGCATGACTGATTGGACAGTTGGTAAAAATGTTGAATTATACCATGCCACTACACTTGACATAGCCGATTGAATAGCTTTCCACGCTTCTTGTACAATTTTTTGACCGGTCTGAGTTTGAGTAAAGAAGTAAACCAATCCTGCAACCAGTGCAGCGATTGCAGTTACCAAAATCCCAACCCAATTTGCTTTCATTGCTACATTAAGGGCCCACTGTGCAACTGTTGCTCCTTCATTAGCTTTTTGGAATGCTCTTATTGAAGTTGTAACTGCATCAATAATTGCGTAAGCCGCAAAGGCTGCTGCTCCAGCAACAAGCGCTACAATAAATGATTCGACAACATCCATATTTTTAGAAAGCAAATCAAGAAATTGTGATACTGCTTGCATTGCACTTGTCAAAGCCGGAAGCACTCGCTCACCTAATGACATGCCCAATGTTTCAGCAGAACCGCTTAATTGTTCCAAAGTACCATTGAAACCTTGCATGTATGCATCAGCCATTTTTTGTGCCGCTGTTTGGTCTTCTGTTGCTTTAATATATTTATTTACACCAGCAGTTCCCTCATTCATAAGAATTGCGGCTGCTCGAGATGCATCAGAACCAAATAATGTTTGAAGTGCTTGAGTTTTTTGTGCTTGTGTAAGATTGCCAAGTTTATCATGAAGTTGACCAGCAATTTCTGAAATGCTCTTAAATGAACCATCTGCATTAGTGAAATTCAAGCCAAGATTTTCCATTGCTGCTGCAGCTTTATCAGATTGAGGTACTAGATTTTGAAGCATGGTTTTAAGAGAAGTCCCAGCATCAGAGCCTTTAATCCCGTTTTGAGAGAAAGCAGCTAGAACTCCCACAGTATCATTAAGTGAAAGTCCGGCAGTTGTTGCACCTGGCCCTACCTGTGCAAGAGATTGAGCCAAGTCAGAAACATCAGCACTTGAAGCGTTAGCCCCTCCAGCCAATGCATTGGCCACCATTGAAGCTTTATCTGCTTGTAAATGGAAAGTATTAAGAGCATTGGCAGTAATATTCGCTGCATCACCTAAGTCCATTCCTGAAGCCGCCGCTAAGTCCATTGTAGCTTTTAAAGCTCCAGCTTGAACTTGCGCCGGAGTTATACCAGCTTTAGTTAATTCTAGAATTGCTTGAGCTGCTTCATTTGCTGAGAATTTGGTACTTGCTCCCAAGTCTTTAGCTAATTGATTAAGTTTAGCCATTTCTGATGCAGAAGCTCCAGAGTTTGCCTTAACTAGATTCATTGTTTGTTGAAAGTCTGCCGCGGCTCCTATTGATGCTTTGGCAAAAGCTTTAATTCCATTAGAAACTGCTGCTATTGCATTTTGAGCAAGAGCCATTGCAGCACCTACTGCCAAACTTTGTTTAAGACCTTTACCGGCACCTTCTCCATCATTTTGCATTTGACGAAGTGCTTTGGAAATATCCGAAGTTCCTTTAACGACTGTTCCATCATTGAGTAAGACATCAATGGTAACAATTCCATCTGCCATTATTCGCTCCCTCCTTCCTCTTCTGGTAGGGCATAGATTTCTTGTAGTTCATGCATATTTTCAATTTCTTCAGCGGTCGAATTTTTATCAGGTTTCCAATTACGGATTTCTCGAACTTTATTCAGTTTTGCTTCTGGAGGTAAATCCCGTAAAAGCATTCTAAATTCATCCCAGTGAAGTTTACCTAGCTCTTTTTGTAAGTTAATGCCATAACATTGAACAAAACTTGTAAAGATATATTCAGCATCAAAAGAAAGAGAAAAGTCAGCTTTCACTGACTTCTTCTTCATTGGATTTCCTAATAAATCATAGGTTTCAACTGGTTCATATTCGCTAAATATTTCTTCTTTTATTTGTTCAAATAGTACAATCAAATCATCTATCGGAACAAGTCTTAAAATATCTTCGCCAAACAAAAGTGAGCAGGAAGCGATGAGCTTTTCTTCTGGTTCAAAAGAACCATCATTCCACACATCCAAAACATCCAAGACATTATCAAAGCTCAAATCAACGGGATATTCTTTCCCCTCATGGGAAATCTGTTCCCTAAGTTTGTCGTTTAATTTGAACATTCATATCAGCTCCTAGCGTTTTCGTTTTTTGTTTTTCTTATTGATGTATTTCTTTTGAGCATTAAGCATACGACGTTGACGAACTTTTGCATCTGCATCAAGTCCCCGAAGAGTAGCTTGGAAAATTTCTTCAGCATTTTCAAGCCAAAATGTAACATCATGAATCTTAGAATATAGATCTTCAAAAATACCTGCTCCGTAAATATATTCATACAGTTCTCGGGCAATATTAACTTGTGCAGCGACGCTTTCTTTAATCATTTCTGGTTGTAAAGAATTTTCTTTAGCTGCTTTTTGAATTTTTGCATCAATTGGTTTTAATGTTTGTTCTGCACGTTTTTTCAAAGTATTTAAACCTGAATCGCTCTCATTGATAGACATCAGTCGTGTTACATTTTCTTGAGAAGATTCAAAAAAAATTGTTACTCCTTCCGTAATACGAACTGTAAAACCATTCAATTGGATTTTTGCTTGTACTTCTTGCATCATTTCTCCTTAAAAAATAAAGACTAGAGAAATTCCCTAGTCTTTTGTTAATAGTATTTAAAGTATCACTTCTACGACTGTGCTCCAAGCAGAACCAGTTATGTTTGGAGCGTCATGTAGAGCCGCCGCTTTTTCAACATTTGTTGTTCCACTCGGTGCTACTACGTTATATGCTTGAATATAAAACGGAATCTTATCGCCAGTAGTTGCTCCTACTGGAATATCAGAAGCTGCTAAAGTAAACTTAGTTGTTTCTGAATACCCCATATATTTCGCATCATGCGGATCAGTTGTATTAGCATCCCCATAGTGAATAAGGTAAGCCACAGCACCAAGTGGTGCATCGTATGAAATCTCTATATCACCATTAGATTTCTTAACCCCAGTTACATTCTGGGGCTTAGCTGGGTGTGGATGTTGACTTTGTAACCGTAGGTTGACTTACAAAGTTCAGATCGCAAGCAAAGTCTTCATAAGAAGTTGCGTCCCCAGACCCTGCAGTAATGGCCATAGCTTTTGCCACACCAATTACAACATCTCCATTAGTTTCAACAATTTTATGGAACAGTAAACGATCATCATCTGTTTGAGTACGTTTCATGCTGGCAACAAGATTTTGCGCTTCATCCGTATTATTCCGGCTACCTTTAACGCCCCAAATTTCAGAACGTCCAGTTAAGATATCAACTTCAGTTCCATCACCAAGATAGTCGCCCGCAGTATCCGTTTTTTCGTCTGATTTATCCTCGATAGTTTGAATATCAAGTCCTAATCGTAACCACGCTTCACTATCTGCTTCTGGTGGTGTTTTTTTATCAGTCCCTGTTCCTGCTGAAATAGGAGCAAGGTAGTGTTCACGTTTTGCATTTTTATTCTTAGCCATTTGCTATTTCTCCTTTATTGGTAATTATTGTCGCAGTTAAATCTAAAATAAAAAGGTACCAACCCTTTTCATCTCGTTCATTTAACGAAGGTGCTTCTGGCTCTAATGATTCAAATTCATATGAGCCATTCTGTGATGGAATATCAAGAGATAAATCACCCAAAACTTTTGATATTTCCCACATTGTATTATTTGCGATTTCAATGCTTTTGGTATGAATGGCAATCTCAAAATTGAGTGTCATTTTCACACGTCCAAGCATATCCCCGCCACTAATTCTTCCGCCTGGTAATGCATAAACCCCAAGACTTTCTGTTTCGTCTGGGTAATTCATTACTGCTTTCATTTTCAGACCAGGAATATCATTGATTGATGTTGTGAGACATTCTAAAAAGTCATTTGCCAAATCCTGCTCCTTTCACAAATACTTCAGCCCACTTTTTTCCATACTTTGCTTTTGTTTTTAAATCCCAACGTGGACCAGTACCGGGAGTTGTATAGTTCTTAATTGAATAAGTCGCACCCTTTTTCATTATCTTTCCATAATATTGAGCACGAGCATAAGGAGCCTGCCAAACCAGTTGACTTCTTCCGGTATTAACATGTCCGATAAATCGTAATGCACCAGATTTTTTAGGAATGTACCTATCCATATCCATAAGCATTTGATTTAGCATTGCATCAGCCCCTTTCCTAAAACGATAAGGGCTTAACTTATTACTAAATCCAGATAAATCAACTTTAATATCCACTCCTACATCTGCCATTAAATCAACCTCACTTCATAAGACCAAACCTCATCCTTTATGGGATTCTTATTTGGAGTATATTCTTTCAGTACAAATTGATTTTGCCCACTGTCAGTCACACGAGCTTCAAGAAAAGAATCATCGATAACAAAATCTTTAGCTTGAGAAGAGAGGTAAATAAATAATGTTGTTTCTTTACTTATTTTTCTGTCGCTTCCAGAACCTGAAAAAGTTGTTTTTGTATCAATTTTGATATTTTCAATGTTTAAAGGTTCTGAATACTCAGGGTCTCCATAAGCATTTTTCCCTTTCAATTTCTCTACTTTAACAGATTGCTGTAGGAATAATTTGGGGACACTCAACATTAAAGCCCCCTTTCCTTACTAGCATAACGAGTATAAGCTACTCCAGAATACCTAAGGCCAACACTCCCCAATAATCGAATCCCTTCACTTGGAATGACTTGAATTAGGTTTGCTGAGTCTTTAAAACCAAGAGATGTTGAACCAATGGAAAGATTTTGAAGTGATAATACATCAACATCAGAAATAATTCCGGTTTGGTCCATTTGCTCTATCGTTAGACACAAAGCCATAATGAATGCTTCTTTTCTTCTTGGATTATCTGAAGTTAAATCATTTTTTTTATAAAAATAATTTGTTTTAGAATCCAAGGCAATTTCAGCTTTCGGTAGGAGCTTGTTAAAAACTTTCTCGTCTATATCTGACAGTCCTGAATATTTATAATCATCATAAGTGATATAAGCCATAATCCCTCCTAAAATAAAAGAGGAGATTACTCTCCTCCACTTGCTGCTGTAACCGTTACTTTACAAGTTACGGTCAAACCATTAACTGTTGTTCCAGTAATTTCCGTTGTGCCTGCAGCTTTACCCACTACATTACCTTGTTTTGGTGTAACTGTAGCAATTGTAGGATCGCTAGAAGTAAATGTTACTGTTTTATCCTCTGCATCTTCTGGCAAAACAGTAGCTGTCAGTGTTTCATTTCCCCCGACTTCAAGAGATAGCGTTGTTTTATTCAACGTCACTCCAGTGGGGGCTACGCTTTTGGGGCAGTCACTACAGCAAAAGCTTCGTCTTTAACTGTCATGAATCCAAGTTCAAAGGTTGCTTTGATGGCCGCCATATCACGTTCAGCTAAGTTAATTGGTTTACCGTTAGCATCTACAACTGTAGTAAGAGTTGCTTCTGTAAGAATTTCATATTCAATACCTTTTAAAATACCGTAATACGCATAGTTCCAGTCAGCAACTAATTCAAGCGGAGCATCTTCCCCCGTTCCGAATGAGCCTTTAGGGGTGTAGGCAACAGGCAACCCAAGAATATCGTCTATACCATTAGAGTTAGCAGTATTAAAGATTGGAAGCTTATTCTCATCTTTTGTTGCTCGATATTTACGGCGTTGAGAACGAGTCGTAGCAATTCCATTTGGCTCCAAGTCATTATCTTCAATTGAAGCAATAGCATCATTGAAATCGTCATACTTATTTACGGTCTCAGCAATTACATTTCCAGCATCCGTTGCGGCTTTAAGAACACTAAATTGATATGGATTCTCAATTCCTCCAAACACCGCTTGGTCAAATTTCTTGTAAAATGCTTCCGCAATTTCTGCTTTCATTAGTTCAAAAAAGTTTGTAACTGAGTAATTCAAATTTTCTTTTGTAGTTGGGATAATGACTGCCATTTTTTTGGAAGCCAACTCTGCTTTAACAAATGTTGGCTTACTTGTTTGAATACGTTCACCTTCTCCAACCCAGTATGCCCCAACACCAGTCGTAAAGGTAAACTCTTCAATTGGTTTGGTCATTGGGACTGCTTTAGCCAAACGCATAGCTGCAGAACCATTTTTTACTTGGGTAATAATGTCAGTTGACTGATTAATTGGAATTGATCCAGTTTTGGCAGATTGCATCGTGACATTATCTGGGTCAAATGTAGAGTCTGCACTTGCGAAATGTTGTAAGTTAAGTTGTAATAATTGTTTGTTCATATTTTTTCTCCTATTTCGTAATTCGGAATTGATTCAATTCCTTCTGTCCTTCGGCGATACTCTTAGCACCACTTTGTGTACCAGCTGGCGGATTCCCACCAATGGTAACTTTCCCTGTGGGTGGAGTTGTTTCTGTACTTTGAAACAAATAAGGCATTGATTCTTTGAATGTCGCTACTTGGTCATCAAGCCCTGAAATTTTGCCATCATCTTGAATGACAACATTATCCATGTTTACTTGGCCAAATAGAATATCACTGTTAACAGTACCTGAATCTTTCAAAGCAAGTTTTACAGCAAATTCTTTTTTTGCTGCAGATAGCTGTTGTGTTGCATCAGAGTCTTTGGTTTGAATTTGAGACTGTAGGTCCGTCAGTTGTTTTTGTAACTCTGCATTATCAGTATTATTAGTTTTCAACTGAGAAATCTGAGTATCACGTTCTTCCACTTGAGATTTATAACTCTCTCGTTCAGTCTCGGCTGTATTAAGTTGAGTTTTGATATCATTGACATCTTTCCCATTCTCAGCCATCACCTTATCGATAGCTTCATCGCTAAGTCCAAGGTTTTTCAAAAATTCTCTCTGCATAATATGTCCTCCTACGTTTCTTTTACGAGTTACGAACTCGATGGATTTGAGCCTTTAACGCAGCACTCATACGAATGGGAACTATGGGAGTCGAACCCATGTCTTACTGATGTGCACAAACAGTATGTTCTAACCTACTAAACTAAGTTCCTATAATAAAAACCCGTGATATTTTACGGGTTTAAAATTTATTTAATGAGTTGATTGTGTTCCTTAATATAGGCGTCAAAATAAAATTCTTGCTTATCCCCGTTGTAAGTCACTTCGTAATAACGTCCGTCTGGGGCATCGGTAGAAAGCAACGCTTTGTTATTCTGCAAAGTCTTGCATGACCACACGACGTATACTTCTAATGGTGTCGTTTTTTCCTCATTCTTTTTATTGGCATAGTCAGCTACCATTTGCTTTGCTTTGTTTGTGAATTGTAATTCGTCCATTTTCTGCCCTCCTTTGAGCATTAGAAAAGCGTCTGTCAGTGACAAACGCTTATTTTTTATTTTTCTTTGCTAATTCTTTTAGCAGTTCTTTTTGAGCTTTCAATAATTTAACAGTTTCTTTCACTAGAAAATCATTCTCTTTAAGTAAATCATTTAATCCCCGATTATGAGACTTTAACATTTGACGGTAATGTTCAACTCTTCGCTCATCCTCTAACAGCTTTGAAGCTTGAATTTTATACTTATCATTACGGATAGCACGTTCATAAGCACGTTGTCTAGCTTGCTTTTCACCGTTGGCTTTTGCTTGCTCGGGTGTTAAATTTTTTAACTCATCAGGTAAATCAGGCAAATAATTCACACCTATAACAAACGGAGTGAGGTAGTGATGGCAATGAATCCCAAGACAACCACTAGCTTTTCCCCAACCATGGTCAGATAATGATTCAACCCAATCCCCCAACTCATCAGAATAGAACCTTGCACTTTTTGTAACAACCCTTGCTTGAATTGGAGCACAGGCTGGCCTGCTAGCAGCATGAATAGAATAATAAAAAGTATCAACTCCTAATTCTTCACTCCCTCGTGTTCGCATATCATTGTAAACTCTGGCAGTAGTTGAATCTATAACCATTCGCGCATAACTATCAATATTCCAGCGGTTTCCGCCCTTATCAATAAAATTGGAAGAAATACCTTTATCAAGCCACTGCATCACTGTATCATTAACAGCTTGCTCTGCTACAGAAACACCGCTGACTACTTTTGCGACTGCTTCTTGAATGATTCCTTGATAAATTTTTAAGACTTCATTATTTCCAAAATTAGTGCTTAGAAGTGTTTGATTAATGTAATTGTCATAATCAAGAAAAACTTGTTGGACATATGAAGCAAGAGCTGCACTCACATCATTATGTTTTGCATTACTTCCCAAATCTTCAGCCAATTGATCAAAAGTATTTTGATAGATTTTCAATCCTTCGTTTTTGATAATACGATTGATAAGTTCTTTGGCTATCCCAGTTTGTTCAATGACGTAATTTATGTTTTCTTGGTTAAGCATATGCATTTGGTTAAGCTTTTCAAGTTGCCATAAATACGGTTCACGCTCTAAGTCTGCTGTCCCACGTTGTTTGATTCGCTTAATCATTGAAAGCATGAGGTCTTGTGACATCTTAGTGTAGATGTCTCCCACCATACTTGCCATTAAAGTCATCTGGTCGTCATTTGGAATCAAAGGCTTTTTCATTGTCAGTTACCGCCATACATTCCAGTATCTAAAGCACCTAATGTTGGAGCAGATTCAGCTTGTATTTGTTGAATAACTTCATTAGCTTGTTCCTCTGTTAGTCCCAAAGCTCGTTGCATAACCATTTCAGCGGATGCTGCACCACCAGACTTAGCTTTCAGCCAGTAATCAAGTTGAGCATTCTTATCAAAGAAAATACCGTCATCAAAACTAATAGTAATATCATCTATACTTGGAATTTCACCAGTATATAAATGTTTCCCGTCTATTCCAATAGTACCTTTTGCCAATTCTAAAATAGAAACCATTAACTCTTTCAAGCCTTGCTCTACATTATTTAAATGACTATTACGTGTTCGGAAAGTCAAGGAATTCTCACTAACTATTTCAGTCGCAGTCTTTACTGATTGACCATCAAAAGAAAAAGTTCCAGCTGATAAACTTGTCTCAACTTCTAACATCTTAAGAAAATGATTAATTGAATTGATATAATCATTTGCTCGAATAGGAGTTGTTAAGTCTTTAATGTTAGCCCCGTCTGCATCATCACCAGAACTGACATATACATTCTGATCAGTATCAAAGACACGCAATAAATTACCTTCTAGGTCAGTTTTGCCCTCAAGCATCGAATCATTAACAGATACTCGACGTTGACCCATCTTAACTTCCCAATTAAATTGGTCATAAGCATCATTAATTTGTTTGAGCGTGTTCCTTGCATTATCATAAATTGAGAGTCCGAGTGGGCTATCAATATCCTTGTTGTTCATTCCAAAAGGTTTAATATAAACAAATTGGGGGCGACTTAGTCCAGTAAATGTTGTCGTAGGTTGTAAGTCTTTATACTCTTCAAGACTATTCAAAGCTACTTTAACCCCACACTCATCTTTGGTTTCGGAGCGGTAAAGCTCATTTGTAATCACATATTGCTCACCTACCCACTCATGAAACTCTAGTAATGTGTAATAAATGATTGCATTATCTTCTGTTCTTGTGGTCTTAATCGCAATAGCGGCTTCTGGAACATCCGTTGTATTAGAATGTAATGGATAAAATGATGGAGCTTGAATATATGAAAGACTAGGTTTCCCATTCTCAAAACTTGGTCTAAGTGCTAAGCCGCCTAATGCAGCCATACTTTCCAAATAAACTTCAAAGCTTTTCATAAATTTGCATTGATTCAAAAATTCATGAACAAACTTATCAGCCACTTCATACTGATTATCTTCTTTGTCTGTCTCAGAAGTTTTACTGATGCTAAATTCCATCTTCTCATTAAACATCATTGAAGCTAACGTTTTTGAAACAACCTTTGCCATATTCAATGATGTATAAGGGCGATTTAGAAGTTCTCCGTATGAGTTCCGGTATTTAACATCAGGAAAGATTCCTCTGAAATATTCACGATTGATTTCAATCCTTTTATATTCGTTTGGATTTACTCCAATCTTCGGATGGTCTGTTATTTGATTAAGGTTTGCGACAAATCCCATTCTCGCCCCTCCTTGTTTAAATCTGTTAATGATATTTTGAATGATTCCCATATCATCCTCCTACCAACTTTCTTAATATTGTATAAATGAAGTAACGGTCAGCATCCATGCAGTGGTCATCTGTTTTAACTGGTTTATCTTCACCACGATTAGCTGCGGCTTCATCCCAGATATAAAGACCAAACTCTTTAAAAGTATGAACACACTTAGAAGACCAATAAACTAATCCAGTATTCATTGCGGACATTTCACAACGGATTCCATTGATTACATCATTAAGTGCTGACTTAACAGAAAAACCACGCTTCTTGAGCGCAGTTCTAAATGATGCAGCGGAAGGGTCAAGTATAACTTTTGCCTGTCCTTTTTTTAAGTTGTTACTTTTGTAGAACTCTTCCAAATCACTGACATATTCTTCATCAGTCTTTTGCTTTTGTTTCTCACGTCCTGAATAATAATACTCATCTGTGCAATACCACTTCCGCTTATACAAGCGCCACAGTTTGAATACAGTTGCATTTAATGTTCCATAGTCAATACTGACATAGCTTTCTTGAAAGGTTGTATCTGGCGGTAAATCAACCACCATCTTCTCTTTATCAAAGTTGGAATATATCGCACCATCAGACAACACCCACAGCCCACGAATCGCCCGGTCATAAAAAACACCAGTAAACTGTGCTTTCAAAGTTGCCACATACTCAGGGTCTAGAAACTCATTATCATCAATGTTAAAACTATGAACCTTAATTCTCTTTTCTGGATCACTTGCTTTATCAATATAATCACGCTTGAGCCAATGACTTGGATTATCTGGGTTTGTATCACAGATAAGTCTTGCTCCTGGAGCAGACAGCCGAGTTGTAATTTCTTTAAACACTTTCTCATTAGCCAATGATGCTTCATTAATATAAGCCCCCCATGCTTCTGAACCACGGATGCCACCAACACCACCGATATTACCAGTATAAGCAAGCACAACCTTCACCCCAAACAAAGTGAACGAACCGTTCTTATCCCACTTGATATCAAGATAAGGTTGTTCATTCAGCAAAGGGTTTAAAATGTTGTTGCTGATTGTTTTAGAAGAAACTCCACCTAAAATGTAGATAGGATTCTTTACACCGTATTCGCTGGCCCGTTTCTTAACTTCTTTTAATTCCATAGAAAATATTCGGTTATTAACAATTGTTTTACCAGCACGCACAGCACCATCAAGGATTAATGTTTTGAAATCACTATTGAAATAATCATTCATCACCAGCGCTTGCTTGTATGTCAAGGCGGGCTTTTGCGGTTTCCCTAATAAGTTCATCATATTTCTCAGAAGCTAATTGAGCATCCGATTCCCCCTTGTCTTCTGTATTTGGTACAAAGTCAGCACGATCTAATAAATCTTTAGTGGCATAAAATCTAACTATTTCTGACTTTGATTTAGTAGCCAGTTTCAATTGATTCTTTAACAGTTTTGGTATTTCAACACCCAAATAGTCATTTGACATCTTTCTCAGTGCTGATATAACCTCCGGGTCTTTCTTCCAGTTGTAAACTGTCCGTTCTGTTACTTTCAATTCTTTCGCTATTTTTTTAACAGTTCTGCCGTCAAATAGCATAACGACGGCTTTTTCTTGATTCGTCGTTAGCATTGATTCCCTCCAAAACCTGAAAAAACATGAAATTATATTTGTATAAAAAAACCTGCCATTTCTGACAGGTAAAATCTAAAAGGAGAAAACAAGTCGTATCATCATTCACTTGTTCACAATACTATTTTAACTCATTTTTTCGGTCACTTGTTCGCTATTTTTCCGCAAAAACGGTCACTTTTCCGCAAAATTTATTTCGATGCGTTCTTCTGCAGCAATTTCATCAATCTTAAATTCCAATTTTTCAAAAAATGGACGAATGATATTTTTATACGCTTGAGTCTTTTTACCAAACCCATATCGCATCAATGCCCCTTCAACAGTCAATTCATTGTGAATATAAACAGCCTTGATTATTTTCCAATGACTGGGGTCTGTTTCAGCAATCATTTCTTGAATCGCTTTAAACTGCCGTCTATATTTAATTAATGTTGGATCACATTCTAGCTTAATGATATCACTTAAAACTTTTGGATCACGAACCAAATTTTGAGGAGTTATCCACCAATTGGGGTCTAGTCCACTATTACTTACTGGATATTGAATTTCTTCGCATCTCCGTTTTACTTGCGATTCAAATGGATATTCTCTCAATGCTTTGATTAAATACCCATATTCTGTACTTACTTTCAAATTTCCCTCCTACAAATTGACTACAATAACAATAATCAGACTACTAATTAAAATCATTATCGCTAAGGTTATTACTGCCCAAATAATGGGATGTGGTGTATTTGCTTTCAATTCATTTTTTAGAAACTTATTTATCGGCTGATTGGAATGCAATCTTATTTGTCGGTCTCTTGATTCATTTGGAAACTTAATTGGTACCAAACCTTTATCAGATAAATCAGCATAAAAAGTTGTCTTAAACTTAGCAGGCACACCCTCCCAAATTGTTCTTTGATTAAGGCCAGTACTTTGAATATTATCTATATCTTTGCTGCCACTAAATAATTGATTAAGTGGAATATCCTTTTTATATTTATCAATCGCAAATAGGCTGGCACGATACCTATTACCGAAAAATTCTATATTCTGTGATACTTTGCTATCTTCACCTACATCGTCCCAGCGCCAAACAATACGCGTTCTAGTTTCAGTATGACTTTTTCCTTTGCCATCACTAACAGTGACTGTGTAAACTTCTGTATGTGGTTGATATCTTTGATATATAGCTGTGAGCGCCATAAATTTCTTACCAGATGTAACTTGAGGCAAAGTAACAGAATCAATTGCTGATAACTCTGTTTGAACAATCGAACGTCCTGAGCCTGTTTTTAGTAAATAATCAAAGTCCGACTTATTATCTATCCTATTTGATGTTTGATAAAAGCTCCTAACATCTGATTTATGCTGAAAATCATTATTATAAAGTAATACCGATACAAAAATGATAATCAAGTTTAGACCAACAACTATTCCTGCAAGAATCTTATCCATAAGTTACTCCTTAAAAAGATTTCTGGCATCTTGATTATTAACTTTGTAATCAAGATAGTTATAGTTTTGATTTTGATATCCCATTGCTCCCAAAATTATTCTCGGAAAGAATGAGCGGACATATCTTTTATAGCTTTGAACTGATGAATTATAGGCTTCTCGATAATTTGCCAATCTATTCTCTGTCAAACTGAACTCTTGATTAATTTGTTGGTAATTAGATTGTGCCTTTAATTCTGGGTACTTTTCTACTACCACATCAAGTGCTTGCATTGCTCCGTGTGTATTTCCTCCATCAGCTTGTTTACGAGCTTCAGTGACTGCTTTAAGCGTTTCTGATTCATGCTTATTATAAGACTTGACTGAATCAGCCAAATTATTAAATAGATCCACGCGCCTTTGCTCTTCTTTACTTATATTAGATTGAGTATCTTTAACAGCTTCTTCTAATGTTACTGCGCGATTGTTTGTGCTTGATATAGTGAGTAAAATACCACTACCAAAGATAAGTAGCACTCCCATGATAACTATCAATATCCATCTTGAGTTTTTCATATTTTCCTTTCAAATTGCAAAAATGCAAGAGCATTTTTAATACTTGCTCAGGTATAACGAAAGTTGCTTGACCTTTTAATGTGAATAACAGCTTTGCACCTACTTTGATAAATACTTGTTCTAAAACATAATTAAGGTTTCATCTGTCTTAAAGAGTTCAACAATTATTTTATTGTTTAATCCTCCAAAACCAAATCTTTCATCTTTATGTTGAAATTCGTTTAACCAAGAAACACCTTCTTCTCCTAAAGCTTCATATAGTTTTGACCATGAACTTTCGGGATTCTTCTTAAGGATTTCTACAGTTTTCGCCACACACTCAGGCACGACTGGCAGGGCTTGCTGTTGGTCTGTTTCATACTTTTCAAAGAATGAAACTCTATTTTTTTCAAATACTTCAGCACCTACTTGCCCAATTAATACTTTCCCTGATAATTCAATCAAATAGTTAAATTCTTCTTCAAACTTAGTCATTTTTCGTGTCCTCCCCGAATATTTTTTGCATAACAACTCGCTCATCATCTTCAAATATTGGTAAAATTGCGTTATCCAATATTTTTAAAGAAGCTCTAACACATTCTTTTGCGTACTGTTGCATTTGCTCTGAAGTATGAAGCATTCGTATATCGCCTCCAACTTCGGCAGCTCTTTCTTTCGCAAGATATAGCGTAAAAAATAACTCACCGTCGCAATCAGGATAAATAACCTCATAAGCATACGCTTCAATCTCGCTTGGTTTCATCTATAAACTCCTAACCCTTTTATAATTTCATCAGCTGTCATGCTAGCCCAAGGTTCTGGAATCTGTGGGTTTAGTGTGGCGCTGATTTGTTTGATTAGTTCTAAAGCGTTTTTTACTGCCTGACACGTTTTACTTTCACACTCAGGGTTATCTTTATTATGCATATCAATTAAGCCGAATAATTCGCTTATTTCTGGATTCATTTTGCTGCTCCTATAATTTAAAAATCATCACTTTCATCATCTTCGAAATCATCCCAATTAATTTCAGACATTTTTTTATAAAAATCAAGCTGCTTTTGATATTCTTCATCTGTCAGCTTTTCGCTTAAATCACTATGAAAAACTACAGTTGTTTTTATTCCGTATTTTTCGTCAACTTCCTTGAATAACTCAGCTCTTGTTTTCATCTAGCTGCTCCTTCAATATCAACTTCAAGGCGATAAGCTTTCGTCCCAGAAAGCCCGCCATACTGATACTTTGTAAATTTAACTACTTCGTGATTATCATCTGACCAAAGCCCTGCTTCTGTAAAACCGTCCATAATCGCTTTTAAGGTCGGTTGTAAGTTGTCTGGGTCACTTCTTCGTTTGGTTGGTGTAAAGACTGTCAGCGTAACGCTACAAGTCCGTGTGCTATCAAATAACGGTAACTTCTCTAAGCTATTTAGTGGATTTCGCACTTGATTAAAAGTAATTCTCTTTAACTCTTGAATTACTTTCGCTTTTTGGTGGAAATGCATCCTATCATTAGAATTCAAAATCAATTTTTTACTTTTGGGGACATCTTTTGATTTACTGATGGCCCGATATAGTTCAAATTCAAATTTCATATATTGACCTTTTTTATTTCTTCATGTTTTTGCTATAATATCCCCAGAAAGGAGAGATTATGGCAAAAAGTTTTAATCCAGATGTAGAGTTCACTACTCTATATCAATTAGCGGTGGATAATATCAATGAGTTCTTTACTTTAACCCGCTTGGAAGACCCAAAAGCTTATCAATTTTTGGATCATTACCTTCCAAGATATATCGGTTTAATGAACCTAAAGATTAAAGAAAGAGCTATTGATAAAAAATTAATTTACAAATTGGATAAACTAAAATCTTTTGACAATTTATTTCGGCTCTATGGTAAAGATAGCTCCATAAATAATTTGGATAAGATTATGGTTTATGCTGAAGACAACTTTAAACTTCACCTTTATACTCATAAAGCGCTAGGCGAAGAGCAACAAATTGATTATCCAGATTACTATTAGGAGATACATCAATTTCTTTTTCTGCTTGAATGATCATCTCAAGCGATTGTTCTAAAGATAATTCTTTAAAATTATCTTCTATAAATTTTTTTAATTCTTCGTCTCTTTTGTTGATGAAGGATTTTATTTTTTTATTCATTCTGATTTCCTTTTTTTAAACGATTTTTATTTTTTCGTACTCATCCTCAATACGTTTTTCGTGTTCCATGTGCCAAGGTAAGATACGTTTTGACACTTCTGCAACACTCAAACTAGTTATTGATGAAATAAACATCCATGGGCTTATCAGTAATCCATTTTCTTTGGCCCATTTAAGCCATCTGTCATAATGGTCTGGAGTAAGCCCATCACATACTCTGCTAGCCAGTTCAAGATAATAATCTTTGAGTTCAGGCATTACGTAACCCCATTTCTCCAACTAGTTTGTACATTTCGTTTTGAGTCATTCCAGTTGTATCTACACCAGCTTTAATTAATCTGCCCTCATCAGTCCATTCAGGAGCTTTTTTGACTGGCTTTTGCTGCTGAAATTTATTCTGGTTGGTTTGAGATTTATTTTGAAAGCTTACTTCCTCAGCTTTTGCTTGCTCAAGTGTTTTTATTCCTTTATTATTCCAAGATTTAAGAATGCCTTGTGCATACCCGTATTCTCGTTGTCTTTTTACCGCTCTTTTGATTGCTTCAATGATTAACTCAAGACCGTAATCTTCTAAATCAGCTTTCAAGTCATCATAAAGAATTGGTTTTACTATTCCAAAGTTATTTTGGTAGAGTTCAATTAATTTTTGTAAATCAGAAGGTGGAGTAGATATTTCTTCTTCTACTTCTTTCTCTATCTTTAACTCTCTCTCTATCTCTAGCTCTAACTCTGGTGTACTTTTGTCGTACATTTGTACTAACTTTGGTGTATCATTTGAAACTAGACCTTTTTCTTTATTGATTTTAGATCGATAAGCCTTTATCCTATCAGCTTCTGTTGTTGTTTTTCCGATAAAGTTTTGAATATCTAGCATATAAATTGCTCCATTATCCATAACCTCAACTAGGCCTAAATCAACAAACGCTTTAAGAGCTTTTTCAACTACACCGACTGGATGACGTACAATTGTAGAAAGCATTTGAGGGTTGAAAGGTATTCTTTCATTGAACATCAAGCGTCCTTCATACTTTAAACTTCTGAGATAGAGCTTCAGTAAGATATTACTGTAAATAATCCCATCTCCGTTATCCATGTTTTCTAAGATAATCATTTCATCAGAATCAAAGAAGTTTTCTTTTAATCTCATGTAGTAATACTTCTTGTTATCTGCCACATCCTCTCCTTCCTACAGTTTATTCAATATCATTAAACAGCTCTACTGCTGTATCGTAATCGCAATCATATTTTTCCATAATTCTTTTAATCATATATTCGTCATAGATCATTGCGAAACCTTTCTAAAATGGCATATCATCATCAGATATTTCCTTAGGAGAACTGCCGAATGGGGCAGAGTTTGATTGATTAGCAGTTGGTTTACCTACTCGCTCTCCATTTGCTTGATTACTTTTTTCAAGTACTTGGAAATTACTTGCGACAACCTCCGTAATATAAACACGTTGCCCTTGTTTATTCTCATAGTTGCGAGTTTGAATACTACCAGTAACTCCAATTAATTGACCTTTATGAGTCCAATTGGCCAAATTTTCGGCTGATTTACCCCAAATAATACAATTGATAAAGTCAGCTTCTCTTTCTCCATTGGAATTCTTAAATTGACGATTAACTGCAAGAGTAAATGAAGCAACTGCCTTATTTTGTTGTGTATATCTTAATTCGGGCTCTTTAGTGATTCGCCCCACTAATGTGACATTATTAATCATGTTTAATTTCCTTAAATTCTGTCGCTTTAAAATCTCCGAAACCATTATCAATCATGACTTGCTTCCATTGATTTTTTTCTTCAATACTTGAGAAATAAATTTCAATTACTGCCATATATTTTTCGTTAGGAAGATTTTCAGGCTCTTCATTGACTGTAGTTCCAGATATTTCAATTTGTGATTGAGCAGCTTTTTTATCAAATTCTTCTTTAAAATGTTCAACTACTTCTGGTTGAGATAACGCTCTTGCGTTTTCTTCCCCAACATGAGAAGGTAGTGCATTAAACGCTTCTTCAAGCTTTCTTGTTTCAAATTCTTGCTGTTGTTTTTCAAGTTCAGCTTGTCTTTCTGCTTCTTTTCGTTTTTCCTCAGCTTCTTTGCGCTGTTTCTCAAAAAGAACGTCCTCAGAAATTGCTGACATTACTTCACTGACAGATTTTCCGCTATCAAGCATCCGAATATATGGTGTATCACTGACATTATTTCCAAAACAAAAGTTTGAAATCGTATCTTTATTTGCTTTATATTCAGCAATCTTTTGCTTTTCGCCAGCAATGACATATGTAATAGAATCAATAAGCTGTTTTTTAGGTTTAACATCATTAAAGTTTGATGCTTTGGCCCAGTCATCTACAAAACTTTCAAAGATTCGTGGATCTACTTCTGTGTCTGTTGTCAGTTCAACCAATAATTCATGAACAACTTTTTTTCTCTCCTCTTTTTGCTCAGCTTCAATTTTTTTGATTCCTGCATCAATTGTTGATGTAACATCTTGCATTGGTTTAATTGCCTTCTTATACCAAGATTCAAACTCAGTATAAGGAACATTAATTTCTTTTTTTATTTCTTTACGACGAGCTTCAAGATTAGTCATAAGTCCGTTTAGTTTTGCACGAGTTTTTCTATCAACTGTTAGATTGTCTGCTTTTGGAACATGTCCTTTATACTCAGCAACAACTTTATCAATATATTCTTTGAATTTTTCTTCTTCAAGAATATTGATAGCAGCCGGCTTAAACTCAATTTGAATATCTTTTACTTCTTGGTTTTCAATAACTTCACTCATTTTAGAAATCCTCCGCTGTTATTTCATCAATCACTTCGCCAGTTTCTTCAACAACTTCTTTTTGAGATTGAGCTTTTTCTTTCAACTCTTCAATTTTTCTTGCTGCATAATCCTCTTTATCAAATGATTCGATTTGAGCACGGTCAGGTTCTTTGACTCCGTTCACTTCGCGAGGTTCTTTTTCTGGCTCAGGATATTCTTCTTCGCCGTAAGTTCCAGAAAACTCAGCAGGAAATGCCATTCTCAACGCTTGACTTTCTGCTACTTTTCCAAGCATGGTACATGGTTTGTTGGCCCACATACTATTTGGTTGTCCGTTTTTCATCTGCACATATTCATCGTAAGAAACAGCAACATATACTGGAATTTCTGTATTTTTTAAATGTACTCTTGCCCATGCACCAACTAATTCTTGGTCTTTAGTTTTGAATGTTCCTTCATTATGTTCCAGAACCCCATCTTTATTTAGAACAATTACCCCAACTTCAATTCCCGCAAAATTAGGATTTTGAAATGCACGTTTTCGATAAAAGTCACGAGATACAACGATTTGAGCGGCTGCCGAACCGTATTTAATGAAATATACCTCTTTCATGAATGGGTTCATATTTTGATTTCTACTGATCGCTAATAGCATTGCAAGTTCTTCATCACTTGCTTGACCACCACCTTTAAGAAATTTTTTAACCGTTGCTGTATTAAGATTTTTTGCATCATAAATATCAATTTCATTTGCCATTTTTAAATTCTCCGTTTCTAATTTTTGTTGAAACGTGATATAATCTAGGTATAAATTTAAGAAGACACATCACGTCTTAGTCCGCATTCCAGTGCGGGCTTTTTTAGTTCCAAACTTTTTTCCAGTCTGAAATACATTCATTAAGCATTGCAGCTTTATCAGCAGCAAGCTCTTGCTTATTTTTTTTGCGTGAAGTCATATAAAGACTTCCGTCTGGACGTTGCCAAGTTTCAAAGACTACTACTCCACGATTTTCTCGTTTGATTAAATCATGATAGATTTGTCCAACAGTCGTTGGTAACACTCTGACTTTGCGTCCGTTTATGATTGTTGTTTCCATTATTTGCCTTTCTTTTTAAATTGATTTAAGTCAATATCAAGTACTTCAGCTATCTTAACGACTATCTCAAAGCTAGGTTTATTTACTCTGCCTAGTAGTATCTTTGATATGTATTGTTGCTTTATGCCAACCAATGAAGCTAGTTGACTTTGAGAGAGTTTTTTCTCTCGCATTTTTTGTTGTATTATTTCTATCATGACCAATTCTCTCTGTTAACATTTGTTATACAACTATGTGTTGTAGCTTGTTATAATATTCACGAGTATCTTACGCATCACAGTATTTACTCAAAATATTAAATGGAAAGTAGGTGCTACATGGCAAACTACCAAATTACTCACATTCGTGTATCAGATAACAATGCAACTTCTACTGAGAAAATCACTCACGTTAAGATCTTGGCGAATGATCCAGCTTATACTGTAAATGACATTATTGGTCTTATCCAACAAGGACATCAATTCTTTTACACAACAACCCCTTATCAAACAACTAAGTCATTTATAGAAGTTGCTACCTCATCACTTGGAAACAAGTACATTCGTACTAAAGCTAATTACACCACAAGAGATAATTTGCTCAGTCTTCCAAGATTCTAAGTTCTAGCCCATTACTTATGTGATGGGTTTTATTCTTTCAACTGTGGGGCGTCTTTTTCAGAAGGTTCATCAACTTCATACTTAAAAGTCACAAGTTGGTTTACTTTACCTTTGGTTTCACTTGGCTCGTTGCTCAATGCATATTCAACGGGAGTTACTTCTCCGCTCAATGTACGTGCCAAAATTTCAGTAAGTTTTTGTTCAAATTTATTTGTTTTCATAGTTATTCTCTTTTCTAGCGGAGTACCGCATTTAGTTTCTTCGCAATAAGCTTGATTGCTCGAATGTTTTGTGTGATTAAATCGTGGAACAGGTCAAACAGGATTTCACCCGTGTCTGGGTTGACTATGTATGTGTAAGTCATTACAGTTCCTCATACTCAAATTTAGGTTTTCGTGCTGCACCTTTATACTTTTTCTCAAATCTATCCCAAGCTACAAAAGCTGGTACAAACGTAATACGCTTCCCTAGATTAATTACGTATTGAGGAGCTACTTTTTCAAATTTCCTAACTTTTATCATTACAGTATCTTTTTTAACTCCAAATTTTTCAGCTAACTTTTCATCATTAAACCAATAATCAGAATCAATCTTTTTATAATCAACCATGAGCTTTCCTTTCTAAGCGACGTCTACTTGATATTTGATAGCAAACTGTTTTACTGTATGCATGTAAATGTTTACCAACTTAGGGTCTTTTTCAATAACATCAAGATAATTTTTCTTATCTCGTGATGATTTACTTGCACCCTCTAAAGCCATTGTTTTACGCATATTGGTCAAACGAATTTTAAGAGAACAACGAGCAGCACGTTCAGTTTCTTGGTAGATTTGCTTTCCAATTTCTTGGTAAGCTGTACCTGCTCCGAGTTTATAAGCGATTTTACGAATAATCGTTTGCGACTGTTTGCGCCAATCCGAAGTGCTTAAAGCCACGATTTCAGAAATGTTATCCACAGACTTTTCAACAGCAGTGATTTTCTCCGCTTGTCGTTTTTGTTCAAGCTCAACATTTGCGCTTGCTTGGAACAACTGGTTGAACATTTGAAGTTCTGGACTGAGATTTGATGTTTGTTGTTTGATGTGTTGCTCCATTTGGTTGAAACGTTCGATATAGTCCATAGCAAAATGAGTCCCTTTAGCTCCAGACATTCTTCCCCCAAACAACTCGCAGCCTTTTTTCGTTAATTTAAAGCAAGGTCGCTCTTTTCCTTGGATATCCTTATAAACATCTTCTACAAAATACGTGTGGTAATTTTTTACCGCACCTATTTGTTCAATGATATTGCGGATATCTTTCAAAACATTGTTGTGTTCTCTTCCGACCATTTCTGCAACTTCAAGAGAAGTTAATGTATTTTCTAATTGGTTCATACTTTTATGAACTCCTTTCTAACTAGCTTTCTCCAAACCACTTTTCGTGGACTTTTTATCTAAAAAAATATCGTCAATTCGTTTATTGAACTTGGAAGCAATCAAGAACATTTCCGCTCCCCACCAGTCACTTTCTCCAAGTTCTTTTTTTCGATAAGTTTCTGGTGTTGTCCCAATAAGTTCAGCCATTTCTTTTCGAGAAATTTTTTCATCTGCTCGAAGAGCAATCAATTCTTTTTCTACTGCCATACTGGCTCCTTTCCATGTTTTAAATTTCTGCTTTCGCAGTAAGGGAAGTTCAGGAATCGAACCTGTTCGCCAGTCTTCCCTGCTCATTGTGAGCGATATCATAACTCCGTGCTATAATTATATTGAATGAAATACCGCGGCTGGTGGTTTTGTTCAAAATAAAAATATACTGGAGAATATATGAACAAAGATTATTTAACGTCTCCTTTTAACGACGAGGTATTAAAAAGTCTTAAAAGTAGTATGACTACAATTTCCAAAGCACTAGAACCGATGAAAGAAATTCAAAATTTAGGAATATTAAATTCGACTATTAATAAAGAAATTCTTCCCACAATAAATGTTCTTAGCTCTATTCCTACAATAAATCATATATCAGCTTCTATTGCTAGTTTGCCAAAAATAGATCCCGAAATATTCGCCTCTGTCAAACAGTTAACGACTATTCTTTCAGAAAGCCAAATTAACTCAGTCTTTGAGACTATTAATAGAAATAAGTCTATCTTGCAAGAGCTTCAAACGTCGTTTGCTTCTCTCTATACTTCTGGAGTCTTCTCTAATCCATCTCTCGTTAGTTCTAATCCTACGCTTGATGATGAACTCATTGATAATTGGTATGAGACTAGCAAGAGCAAAGAAGATAGGGAAAATTTTAATTCTAATGAATTTAAAAATAATCAGGTAGATCAAGAACCAAATAAAATAGTAAATGAAATGACTATTGATTTGAACTCCAAAGTAGAAAAACTTGATAAAGGCTTCTTTCATGGTTTAATAACCCCCTTTGCAACAAAAGAAGAATTTGGTAGATATGTAAGTCAAGAAATAATTAGTTTACTTTTAAATATAATTATGACTTATGCAATAACTGTTGGTGTTGCGGATGCCGAAAAAATGGCTAAAGTTATGATTTTATCAATAAAAAATAGATTAAAGCACTAACCCTGCCCCTCTGGGGCTTTTTATTTGCCAAACTTGCTACTTACGTCGCGGTGGATACGTCGTGTACCGTCATTTGAGCCTGTTCCGTCTGCCGTACTGATTGCTCCATGATTGTTCGCTTGTTTGATTTTATGAGTTAATTATAGTCCACTTTTCGTGGTTTGTCAAGAAAAAAACGTCATTCAACAAAAAAAGTTTGCAAAACGTGGTTTTTTCCTATATAATATGTTTATGGAAATTGAACAAATCAATAAATATGTAGGTTCTAAAATTAAAGACTACCGAAAAGCTTTTGGTCTAAGTCAAGAAGAACTAGCTAAAAAAATAGGAGTCGGAAAAACTACTATATCTAATTATGAGGTAGGTTTCCGTTCTCCGAAGAAACCACAAATGATAAAACTTTCAGAAGTATTTGGCATTACAATTGACGACTTCTTCCCTCAAACCGATTCAAAAAAAATAAACGTTTCTACTACTTTATCTGAAATAAACAAAATCAGTTCACAACTCGAAGAACCAAGACAAAAAATAGTATTAGACACAGCAAACGTTCAATTGGAAGAACAAAATACAGGAAATGTTATTGAATTAAAAGAATACACCTATACTTATTTCGATAACCCTATTTCTGCTGGTACTGGCGAATATCTAACTGACGGTAGGCAAGAGACCGTTACACTACCAGTTGAATTTGATGCTGATTTTGTAGCTCCTGTGAATGGGGATTCTATGGAACCAGAATATCATCATTGCGACTATGTATTTGTAGAAACAACATATGACTTATCTGATGGAGATATAGGAGTGTTTATACTGGATGGAGAGGCTTATATTAAACAGCTTCTTATTGACGATGAGGGTGCGTTCTTACACAGTTTGAACCCTAAATATAGAGATAAGCCGATATTGACAGAATCTGATTTCCGTATCATTGGTAAGGTTATTGGGCGATATAGCGATGAAGACTAAAGGAGAATCAAATGGAATTTGAAGACTTTAAAAAATATGTTGAAGAAAATTGTAAAGCAAAGAGTATCTTCTTTCCTAAAGTGACTAAATATATTACTGAACAAGTTAACTCAGACGAAAACGAAGTATACCTTAGCCCATCACAGATTGAATCAGAAGTGAAAAAAGGCTGGAACGATGCTCTAAAAAATTTGTATGCCAAGGTAAATAAGAAAGTTAAAACTAAGAAAACAGACTCCTACCCAGTTAAGGTTGAAAAGTGGCTTGCTGAAATGAGCGAGTTGGATATACTAGACGAATTCACGGATAGTATCGATGACATGGAATTTGAATAAAAAAACGCCCAACCTTTGATTAGGTGGGCATTTTTAGAAAGGATAATATTATGTGGGTAGAAAAATTAAAAAATGGTAAGTTTAAGTATTGCGAACGTTACGCTGACCCATACACAGAAAAAACTAAAAAAGTTTCAGTTACTCTTGAAAAAGACACTGCTCAAGCCAAAAAGCAAGCACTAGAACTCCTTAACGACAAAATCAGTAATCTTACTAATGCAGATACTATAACTGTCAAAATAACCCTTTCTGAGCTTTACGAAGAATGGTTTGCGAGGTATCAAACAACTGTTAAGCCCCGAAGCGCTATTGCTACTAAAAAAGTTATGAAAAAAGTATTTTTATCAATCCCGAAAGAAATCCTAGTAAAAAATTTAGACCGAAAAATATTTTTAGATTTCTTAGAAGGCATTTATACTTTTGGAAATCTATCATATTCCTATACTACTCAAATAAAAAATACTTTAAATAATATGCTTAACTATGCTGTAGAGCAAAAATATATTTCCAAAAATCCTGTTAGTCTCATAAAAATCAAGAGAAAAAAAGATGAAGAAGAAAATTATAAGCAAAAAATGGATAGTAAGTTTTTGGAGAAAGACGAAGTGATGAAAATCATTAACTTTCTTAATCAAAAAGATTCTACTAACCTGTATGCAAGAGTAATTGAATTTTTATGGCTCACTGGTTTAAGATATGGAGAATTGCAAGCTCTACAATGGAGAGATTATAACGGGGTAAGCATCGATGTCAATGGTACGCTTGGAGTATATGATAGAAAAACAAAATCAGTTGCAAAAACAAGCACAAAAACAGTGGCAAGTAATCGAGTAGTCGACTTGCCTCAAAGAGCGATTGAAATACTTGAAGAAACAAAATCATTTAATAAAACTATTTACGGGCAGGTACTCCCCGACGATTATATCTTTCTGTCTCGACAAAGAAAACCGCTAAGCCTCTCTATATTTAACCTAAAATTGAAAAAAATAGAAAAAGAATGTAATATAAATAAAACTCTTTCTAGCCATATTTTTAGGCATTCTCACGTTTCGTTATTAGCAGAACTCAATCTACCCTTGAAATCAATAATGGAACGTGTGGGGCATTCTAACGCTAACACCACATTAAAAATATATAATCACGTTACAAAGAAAACAAGAGTTGAAGTTATTGAGGCTTTGAATAATATAAAATAA